TTTAATAATTTTTGTTTTGATACCATCGTCTTGTAATAACACTCTAGCTGCTTGTATGTAATCTAGTTCTTCAACCTTTTGTGTATTTGTGTGTTGTTGTTCTTTACTCTCTTCTATAAGATGTTCTAATAATTTACTTGCATCATCAGCATTACCCTTTTTATCTTTTAGTTTTTGTATATCATTTTCTATTCTTCTTGTATATGTTTGTAACTCATCTATTGATTGTTGACATTTTGCCACATTAATATCTAAAAGTCTTATGTCTTCAAACACAGTTGTTATAGCTTCAATTCTTTTTTGACTTTTGATAACTTTTTGGTTCATTATAAGTAAACCCTCTTCTACTTCTTTTAATTTACTGTTTGTTCTTTCTAATATTTGAGATTTAAAATCATCATCTATAGATTGTTTACAAGTAGGACAGTTTTCATTTGTTTCATAGAACTTTTTTTCTTTTCTTTTTTTAGTTACAATATCTTCTAGCTGTATTTCAAATTTTTGTAGTTTTGATAAATTAGTTTTTACAGATTGTTCATCATTAATACTTTTTCTTTTTTCATCTACCTTTGAATACAATTCATTCTTTTGTTTTTCGTAAGTTGTGATGTGAGCATTGTTATCATCAATTTGACTTTCAAAGTTTTCAATTAATGATTGTGTTTGTTTCTCAGCTTCATTAATATATTTTTGTTGTGTGAGTATTTTATTATCAGTAATCTCCATATCTTTTTTTAAATCTTTTATATACTCGTCTAATTCTTTTTGTTTTTGTTTAGCAAGTATATTCATAATAGAGAAAACTTTTATATCTAATATTTCTTCTATAACATCTCTACGATATGCATTCTTTAATTGCATAAAAGGTGTGAATGATGATGAGCCAAGTATAACTACTTGATTAAATGTTTTAGAATTTATTTTAAGTATGTTTTGTTCTAGATATTTTTGATAGTCAATGGTCGTTGCATTTTGATCTATCATATCACCGTCAACATAAATCTCAAACTTGTTAGGTTTGATACCTCTACAAACTTTGTATTCTTTTGAACCTATTTGAAACTCAACCTCGACCTCAGTGCCACCTAAATTAATACTGTTAATTAATTGTTCTTTCTTTACAGACCTAAATGGTCGATTAAATAAACTAAAAGACAATGCATCAAGAATAGTTGACTTACCTGCACCGTTTTCACCTACGACTAAAGTTGTATGGTTTTTATCTAAACCTACCTCAATAAAATTGTTACCTGTAGATAGAAAGTTTTTCCATCTAACTTTTTTAAATACTATCATAGTTCCACATCACCTGCTTCAGTATATAATGTTCTTAAAAAATCTTTGAGCCTTTGTTTATCTAAAGGTGTTTGTAATTGTTCAACATAATTATTCATCAATGAAATCGTGTCTTCACTTTTCTCTACAATATCATCAGCAACAGTTGCAGCATCTAAATCTGAAAAGTCTTCTATAACTTTTATATCTGTTACATTTATCTTTTTGTAAAAATTATCTACAAACTGATCAAACATATAATAATCTGTTTTCTTATCAACAATAACTTTAATTATTTTATCTCTATACGGTTCATAATCAAAATTATCATATTTCTCTTTTTCATCATTATAGTATATCTTCTCAAACATTGTGAAAGGATTAACTATTCTTTCTAGTTCTCTAGTTTCTGTATCTAGAATATGAAAACCTTTTTGGTCTTTGTAATCATTCCAAACAAATTCATAAGGACTACCTAGATAGTGAATATGTCCATCGTCTGACTTATGATGAAAGTGGCCAGAGTATACAGTTTCAAATCTTTTAAATATTTTACTAGATAAACCTGTTTGACTCTTCATACCATTATGCATTTCAAAACCTTGTATCTCTAGATGTCCACAAACTATATCAGCGTTCTCTTGTTTCAATGCTTCTAAAGATATGTCTTTATTATCAGCACATATCCAAGGTAACATTAATATTCGTAGTCCATCAAACTCAACAGCTTTAGGATTAGTATAAATGTGAGGTTCATTAACACCATCATAAGTTGTAAGTAACTCGTCAACAGCATTAACTTGATTTGTGTTTTTATAATAAGTATCGTGATTCCCAATAATAATATGTGTATCAATTTTTTCTTTCCACAATCTCATCATAAAATTTTTACGAAAGTCATGTGAAGTTTTAAAATTAATAAACTTTCTTCGGTCAACAATATCACCTAGATGTATAAGTGTAGTAATATTATTTTCTTTTAGATACGGAAAGAAGACTTCATCGTAAAACTTAAAAAAGTATTTACTAAATGCAGGGCTATCGTTTCTCGCACCGAAATGGGTATCGGTAAGTAAAGCAATTTTCATGTATTAACAAAAATATTCTAATGTAGATTTTTTAGTTGTTTTCTTTTTCTTTTTAGCTGGTTTAGGTTTATCAATATCTTCTTCGGTTATCAACATATTCTTTTGTAGATAATCGATGTATGCATCTTGATACTCTTTGTCATCACCTGAATTTGTAGTTGTCATATCAATACCTGATTTTAATATCAGTTTTCTTTTTATGACTTGTTGTTTTTTCTCTTTCTGTATTCTACGAATAAAGGCGTAATAGATTATTTGTGTAAAGTATGCAAACGGATTGTTTGATTTTTCTGGGTTAAAATTTTTAACATATTGTAAACAGTTTTCTATTCCATCAGAAATCATTTCTTCTTTATATGTGTAATTAATAAAATTAGGTCTATAAGATAAATGATTAGCTATCTTTAAAAAACACTCACCTATGTAATTTGTTACAGGTGGTATTTCTTGATTATTCTGTTCGGCTTCGACACAAACCTTACGATATTCAATCATAGCCTGTAGAAATTGTTTGTTATCTACATAATGTTCTGTTTTCTTTTTCATATCATTATTATATCACAAAATACAAGAAAAATCAATGTATTGAAAATTTTTTTTATTAGTTCCTTGACTTTTATTCTTGCTTGGTATATACTCCTCTGTGTAGAGGGAAACAAAGACTATTAATGTATAGTTCTTCTACCCTTTATATATTCAACGACTTCATTGTCTGTTAGTTGTTCTTCTTCAAATTTATCCATTTCATTCATTTCTTGAGCAGATCCTATATTCCACTTTCTTGATTTTAAATGTTCTTTTATATTTTGGTAGTATTCCGTCAATCTATCATTTGCATTTGCAACAGTTAATATTTTTGATTTGTGTATAGGGTGTTCTTTATTCTCAGCTTGATAAATCCATTCTTGTAATGACATATGTTCCTCAACCATAAAGTCTTTTGATAGTTTTGGAACTATTTCCATTTTAAGTGGTTCATGTAAATAAAGAAAATCTTTCTTATCTTTATGTTCTTGTACTCTTGCGACAAGTTGTTCACCACTAATTAATCTTAATATTCTAATCATAAGTTTATATTATGGATTTCGTAATCGAACTCTTCTCCTACATAAGTATTTATTCGTTCAGAAAAATGGTTTAATGTATAATTTTTATAGGCCCCGATGCTTAGGTCATCTGCTATATCATAAAGTGTTGCTTTTTCTTTATTATCACCTAATCTTAAACCCCTACCAATAGATTGTAAATTTCTAATCCTACTTTTACTTGGAGAGCTAAATATGATATTATGAAGATTGCGAATATTGATACCAGTACTAAAAGTACCAAAAGACGCCACGATGATTGCGTTCTTTTCATTTTCTGTTATACTCCTTATTGTTTCTCTATCTTTTGTATCTGTTCCACCATATACGAAAAATATTTTTCTAGTGTGTGGATCTAATGTATCACCAATTAGATCGTATAATATTTTACCATGTTTCTCTACATACTGAAACAGGCATAAAGTATTCCCGTCCAAAGACTTACATAGATTGCGTATAAAAGTGTTTCTCTTTGGGTGAGAACAAATATAATCCATTTCTTCTTGATATGTTGCACCTTTTATCTCCTTTCGGTTTTCTTCACTATGTTTTAATACTAAACACTCTATTTTAAAATCAGATAATTGTTTTTTATCTATAAGTTGTTTAGTTGATGTTGCTCTGTATATTGGACCAAACAAACCCTCTAATACTAATTTATGTGTTTTAGTATCGTCAAGTGTACCTGTTGTTCCTATTCTATATTTTGCATTTACTAGTGAAGTCATAATTTTTGTTAATGATTTTGATTTAAATGTGTGGGCTTCATCTCCAAACACTACATCAAATTGTTTAAAATAATCTTTTTCAAAAGTTGCTAGTGATTGCCATGTAGATACGATTACATTATCTTCCGTTACTTTCTCATGACCAT